TTCGGTCTTGTTCAACGTTGTACTCCATACCAGCACGTGCGGCTTCTTTTAATCCATTACCAATTGCATGAATACCGTTGATAGCCATACCACCAATAAAGGTACCAGCGATCATATCTTTCAATCTGCCAAAACTATGGGTTGTTTGAGTGGCTTCTTGTTGCAACTCATGTAACGGAAGTGAAGCCTTGTTATTCAGCTTGGCTTCTGTAACGATCCGAGCTGGCACCTTACGTAAAAGCTCCTCATAGTTAACTACTTCGCCACGTTGAGCTTTCACAATTAACTCAGTCCGTTGTTCTTTAGGAATCTTCCTAAGAAGTTGACCAAAGTTTTCAATACCTTGTTCTCTTGCATCAGCAATGAGCTTAGTCTTAACATCATGAGGAATCAGGCCGACTTTTTCTTTGAACCGGCTTAGCCTACTATCCGCTTCATCGGTGTCTGCTGTTATCTTCTGCTCAACCGGTTGCTTCATGGCTTCTTCCATTTCATCATGAGCGTGTTTAGCCTGATTTACGGACTTGCCAAGAGCATTGCGCAGATTTTCTTCAGCCTTGTCACCAGTATTTTTACCAACATTATTAAGTGTTTCGTCAAGCTCTTTTGCCGTTTGTGCTGGCTGTTGAGCATTTAAGATCACATCAATGTTGACTGTACCATCTGCTGCCATCTATCTCCCTCCTTTCGCTAAGATTGAGCCCAAGCCTTAATAGTATTCATAAAGCCCGTGAATTGCTGTTCACGGGCTTCTTCAGTCTTGTTCTCGTTAAGTTCGTAATACTGCTTTGCACTAAGCGCATCGGTAAGCTCTTGCCCCTTCAATTCGCTAGTATCTCGCATTCTGATTTGAATAATCCTACTCATATAGGTCTTATCATTCAAGCCAGAAAACAACGCCTTAAACTCGTCCCAATGCATTTTGCCTTTCTCTTGAAGCAAATTAATGCCGTATTGTTCACGAAAACTAGAGTAAATAGCTTCCGCATCCTGTGTGAACGAATAATACTTGACGGCTGGTGTTGGATTGCCTTGCATATCAGAGCTAGGTTCTTCGTCATCGCTGCCGTAGGGTTGTTCTCGCAGATAACTGCTAATCTGTTCAAATGCTGAGACCGCAAAATCAGGATCTTGTGGTGTAAATCCAAAGAACATTTCAAAGCCAATTGATACCTTTTCCTCAGCGGTAAAATGCTCATCATCTAGTAAATGATAGAAACTGATCACCGTGTCAAAAGATAGGTCAAGTTTGTAGGCCTTGCCTTGATAATCAAACTCATTATTGAGACCAGTAGGATTACTTTTGCGATCCTCGCTTCTTGTTAGCGATAGCATATTCACTCACCCGCTTCTTTTTGCCTGTGTATTGAGCAGTACGGGCTTCGTGCTTTTCACGTTGACGGGCTTCATTCGTTCCATCGAGTTTTTCTTTAGTCTCACGTAGAACTTTAATCGTCTTGAATAGTGCATACGATTGTTGATCGTAGTAATCATAGATAGACTTACCAGCACCCTTAACACCAAGTACATCATCTAGTGCTTCAAACACATCATTAAGTAATGCCTTTTGCTGTTTTTCGAGGTAATCCTTTCGCTGGTCAACAGTCATTTCATCTTCAAACTTCTTTGAAGCATCTTGTTGCTTTTTGTAGAAATCTGAAATTTCTAGTTGCAAGTTGCGCAAAGCCCGATCCATTTCATCGTTAAATGTGACGTGATAAGTCTTGCCACCAATGATTACACTTCGTTTGAAATTAAACTTGAACTGCTTATCTAGATCCATATTGATTGCAGACATTTTATGTATCCTCCTATCGTCTCACTTTTACTCGTCTCTGTTTTTACTTAGCTACTACTTATTAGCGCTTGCCGGAACAAACTTAGGCTTACCGTTGAACACGGCTACAAAGCTGAATGTTTGCTTAGCACCTGGTTGACCACCAGCTGGGACAATGTTAGTCAGGGTAACAATTCCGTATACCTGTGAGCCGTCCGCAAAGGTAACTCGCATCAAGGTCTTTAGGTTGTCACCAATTTCTAGCATCTTAGAAGCAATGTAGTCTTGTGCCTTATCACCATATACACGGTGACCAGCAACAGTAAATTGGTAACGCTTAGAGGTAACGTCTGAAGTACCGAAACCTTCACCATCGTAGTATTCATCGTTAGCGGTGGTGTCGTTTTCGGCTGGCGTTAAGTTGTTAATACCAGCTGCCAAACGTGCCCATGCCGCCTTAGTAATATCGTTAACGTTATCTAAACCATCGGTAGCAATTTCAATCTTATTTTGCCAGTTCAGTAAGAATTTACCGATGTTAGTAGGTGCAGTGTCGTCACCTGCTAGAGAGTTGTTATTTGTTCCTGCTGGTTGTGGTTTAATACCAGTATTCGCACTTACTGAACTTGCCACACTTGGCGTACTTGTTGGAGCTACATTTTCATCAGCCATAAATTATCCTTCTTTCTTCTTTGCAAAAGTATCAACAGTAATTTTGAAATCAAAAACGTACGTTACCGCTCCAGTGGTATCAGCCATTGTTGGATGCGGTAATGACGCAATCTCTAATTTGCTAAAAATAAAAGAGCCATCTTTTGAAATGACTCTAAAATCGTTATCACCAAGTGCATTAGCAACCTGCCACAACACTTGATTAATCAATCCTTCATCACTACCTCGCATGATTACTTCCATGAGGTATTGTTCAGTCTTATTGCCGGCATAATCAACTTCAATCACGTTAGAACCCGGTAACATTTGCAAGCGTAACTCTGGATCATGTTTACCGTCCAAGTAGCCAAGCAAACATTTAAGCGGTAAATCTAGTGAATTAATTGAGTCTTTTACTCGTTCTTTTAAATCCATTAGCGACCTCCTATTAATGAATCAGAGACTTTATTCAGCCACCGATTCATATACAGTGACTTAGCTTTTAAGTCCCAACGCTTAGTTGCCTGTGGGTGTTCTGAGCGAGTGTAGTTAACTACCGGATGATCGTTAATCATTCCATAGAATTGAGCTTTTGAATATGGTTCATCATAAACAATAGTCTGTTTATTCCCGCTAATGTGAGCCGAACCAGCTAAGTGACCTTGCCTGTATGGTACAAACTGGTCCATATCTTCCATAGCCTGATTAGCGACAATATAGTTAGCCTTTTCTAAATTAGCTTGGCTAAATATTTCGGCTAGCTTTTTACCGCTATAACTAACCCGTACACTCATTACAACACCTCCAGTTCGTATGAATAAACCTTGTTATTATAAGGCTCTCGATTATCCACAATGTTAGTAATCGTGTAATCTCTACCTTCAAAAGTGAGGTGGGTGCCAATCCAATCCGGTGTAATTTTCGGCAATGGCTCTGAAATTTGAGCAAATAAAAAGACAATCGCATTTGCTGTGATTGTCCGGCTGTTACTCGAGCCCGAATAAATTGTCTGTGGTTGAACCAACACGTTGTTGATTGCTTGTTCCACAGTCTTTTGCTTACCGTAATCATCTTCTTCACCCGTTGGTACTTGAAGCACGATTGACTGATTACACATCTTTTTAGGAATGCGAGGCAACATACCAATCACTCCCTCGACCACGATAAAGCAAACCATAATGAGCTAACAAACGGTAAGCTTCACGACAAACACCATGAATCATTCCGTTTGTTGAAGCATGGTTAGTTGGCTGTAAGGACAGCCGACCAATCGAAATACTATTGAAATCATCCCCATTAACATATGAAGAGCTGATTCCCGTTTCAACAATGAAATCAATTTGTTCACAGATAGCTGCCTTGTAAGCATCTACTCGCTTCAAATTCTCATCTTGACTAATATCGTGATCGTTATAGTAATAATCAATCACACCATCAATTGCTCGCTGGGCTTGTTTCTCGGCAGAATCAAAATCAGGAGCAGATTTAAACGCTGTATAGCCTAAATCTGAATATTCACTGAATGTTAGGTGTGCTGGATAAGCCATTACTTACCACCACCGTTAACTGCATTGAGCAAATCATCCTTGCTCATTGTTGAAGTGTAAGTCAAGCCGTGAGCATCCATATAAGCCTTAATTTGATCTACTGTTTGTGCAGTCGTTGGCTTTACACTACCCTTTGGATCAATA